CTTAAAAACACGATCTTCAGCTTTAGCAGGGCGTTCAGCGATAGGAGTAGCCTTTACTTCTGATTTTTCTGCAGTCTCTTCAGACGCATCGGTGTCCTTCTGTTCGGTTGCTGCGGTTGCCTCTTTTTCTTTTTGTTCCCTTTGATACTTAGCTAATTCACCTTTAGCAAATGCCTCTACTTCAGGATCGTTTTCACGATTCTTTTGGTATGGATTTGCCGCTGGCATTTTAACTTTAGTTTCTTGAGAAACTTTTTTTTCTTCTTCCATTATTTTTACCTCTTGGGTTGAGTGCCTTATGGATAAGGGTAGCTCTAAACTGTTTCCATATTTTGTGGGCTAGTCATTAAACCTGCAGTTTCTGTAGGTTGACTAGGTGGCACATTTGTTGTTTGTTGTGTTTCCATCTGATTATTAGCTGTTGCATTTATTTCAGGACTCATCATATCAGTCATAAAATTAGTTAATGCATCAGATTCAGTTTCTCCACCATATTTTGATGTTGCATATCTTGTTGCAACTGATAGTGGAATAATTACATTAGGTTCATTAGTTCCTAATTGATCTATAGTAGATTTTAAATCAGGAAAAACTTTACCTAATGCATTTTTAACAGATGGAGATAAGGCTGCATTTATTGTTTCCATATCTTCATCGGTTAAATCTGTTGTACCTTTAAAAGCTGTATTGTTTTGATTTTGAGCTATTTTTTTATTTGGTAATACTGGTCCTGTAGGTTTAGGTGTAAAAGGATTAACAGGTTTAGTTGGATCTTCTGGTAATGGTTGAGAACCACCTGTTTGTAATTGTGGATTTACTTTACCTTTAGGCATCACAGGTCCTTTATCCATCATACCTGTTGTAGTAACTGTCCCTTTCATATCACTTATTGCCATTATGCTAATACCTCTTTATGTTTTTTAGAAATTAATTTACCAACAACATAACTTCCATTTTCTATTAGCATACTATATAATCTTCCTAATAAATTAAATTTACCTTTTTTTAATCTCCATTTAATATCTTTAGTTCTATTAGACATTATATGATTCCAAAATTTTGTAATTAATTTATTTTTTTTCATAAGTTTAACCATTGGAACTGCCCAATACCAATATCCATTTATATGTGTATTACTAAAATTATCAATTGTAAAATTCCAACTTAACCTATGATCTTCTTTTGACATTAAATTCTGTTTATATAATTCTGTGCAAATTACTGTTCCAACTGCATCTGAT